ATTGGTATTCCAATTCTCTCAATAATATTTTTTACAAAAGCGGGGGATCGGTAGATAGACAGTGCAATAGAAGATACATTATATCCTTCTACATACATTTGTGCGACAGTTTTAATCTCGTCTCTACTTGCAGGTTTTCCTTTATTCATGGCTTTTCTTCTTGCCTTGAACTCCTGTGTATCTTTCCAGTCATCAATTATTTTCTGAAGTCTGGTCGTGTTATACCTAATATTCAGAATATCACAAGCTTCCTTTTTTGTGATAGGTTTTTCTTGTGCAAGTAGAGTTGAAACCTTGCTGATGTTTCCATCTGTTAAATTTTCATGTGATTTTGCCTTAATCAATTTCGCTCCCTAGCAACATAATTGCATAATGTAGTATTTTTAATATATCTTCTTTATTCTTACCTTCTTTTTTACCATATCGTTGAGCATATTTAATAATATTCCCTAAGCAGAAGCTTTCACCATGACCTGCATCAAATATAAACTCAGTAGCTTGAATTTTATTCATGCTATAGTGTTGCCCGTAGGTTTGTCTGATGTGGTTTTGTAGTATGAGGAGTGCTTCTTCTTCTTTAAATTTGTTCTTTATTTCCATGCTCTTAATAACTCGGTTATTTTATTATTTTTTAATATTCTGATACCTTTTCGTAGTTTAACTGATGTTTTTACTGACTTTTCTATGTCAGCGGTATCATTATATAGTCTTTTCTTGCCATCAGTACTTTTAATTACTTTCATTTATTATCTTCTCAAATTCTGCATATCCACCGATTTTCTTGCCGTTGACAATAATCTGTGGAAAAGTCCTAGCCGTAGGAAATTCTGCCATAAAATTCTTTGCATCATAATCTTCGCCCATAGATAGGTAACGCACTTCCGCACCTTCTCTTTCTGCTAAATTCTTTGCCATTACACAGTAAGGGCAGTTTGGTTTACTATAAATTGTTACTTTCACTTTGCTGTTATCCTCTTTTCATAATCTGCGTAGTCTTCGTTCCACCAGTGAGGCTTATCTCGATATGACCACTTGGCAAATGTTGCCTTGTCTAAATGATAGTAGTCTCTATAAGACTGAATCGGATTACCTTCCATTTTGAGCTCGTCAGGCATGGCTAGTAGGAACTCCGTCATTCCTAGTCTCTCCATGTTTTTGGGTTCTGGTAATCGGTTGATTACTTCCACCACTGATTTGTGCTGTTTACCGTATCTATAATAATATTCGTCGTTGAGGGCATTTGCATAACAGTGAACCCATTCGAAGTTATCAAGCGATGATCGAGTCCAAATAGTACAAGGGTGATTGTACATCATTGGAAGGTAAGGTGTCAAGGGTCTCTCTTCCATTGGCAAGTGTTTAATTTCTGACTTTCGAGAATTAAGTTCTCGAGTTTCCTCTTTATTAAGTGCTCGCGGAATGAAACCTAGAACTGAATCTATCCATATTGCCGTACAAAGTAGCTGGGCTGCTTCGAGTGGCATCTTAACTATATGCTTATCTACATGAGCTTCCGCACACATATCTAAATTTTCGTCTAAGTAAAATAAATTCATAAATCTATTATACAGAAATTTCAACCTGTTGTCAAGACTTATTTTTAGTATGGTTTATGTTGAGAGGGAGATGTAATAGGTGAGAGTCGAACTAAGAGTAAGCTCGACTCCCAACTATTGGGATAATTATTTTCCGAAAGCTTTTCCCGCTTCAGAAATACCAAATGCTCCTAGTGTTACAACTACAAAAGATGTGTAGATGGTATCACTAATCAGTAAGTCCATGCCCCAAAAAGCTGTGACTAAATCACAAGTTCCGAACACGAACATAAGAAAGAACGACATAAATCCAATAATGGACTTTTCGTTTATGTCATTGTCATCTAAAAACAAATCCATGAACTTTCTCTTTGGGGGAGCAAGTTGTTTCCTTGCTGCCTCAGCTTCTGTCTTGAGTGCGGATATAGTATCTTCCGCTGAATCAAGTTTATCAACTAATGACATATATTTCTCAAGGTCAATATTTACCTCATTTCTATCATTGTTTGCATCAGCCATTTTACTTATCCTTAGCTTTGCCCACATTAAGTGAACACCAGTCTACTATTTTGTAAACTTTTTTCATCCAACCATCGTCGATTGGAGTTGGTGTAAGCGCACTTATTAATGAAGCACACATTACGACTGTTGGGATAACAGCAAGCCATGCGGTCACCCATTCAAAGAATCCTAACATATTAGTCTCCGTTTGTAGTGGTCACCTTACGATAGTAAACGACCACTTCTTTGAGCTCGTTTATATATCTTTTTAGCTCTTGAGTATTATATGACATGAGTTCATAATCTGGAACTGACATGGCAAAAAATACTACTTGACCTTGGTCTTTCTCAATTTGAGTAAGAAACTCGTCAAGATTTTTGGAAGAAACCACATACCAATATGGCTCTTTCAAATCTATTTCGCGAGGCATAATCGGTTGGATTATGTTCCTTTCGATTGGCTTAGCACTAACCTCTAATGTCTGAGTTGGGAGTAAGCTGCACCCCGTCATCAAGAACATCAATGTCACGACTATCTTTTTCGATACCATCAAATACCTCCTTTGTTGCTTTGTTAACTCTAGTCTCTATCAGACCTGGCTTTGCAGCCGCTAACTTTGTTAAATTGTGTCTCTTAAAAATATCTAAATATCTGTCCATCTCTTGTTGGATTTCCTGACCTTTAGTTTGTAGCTCTAAAAGAGACTTCCCTTGTAGTGCCATATCGTTCTGTAACTGCGCTATTGTTTCTTCTTGTGTTGCTGCAGCTACCATTAACTGGGCGTTGTTTTCTCTCAATGTTTGATTGTCATTCCAAAGATACCAACTGCCTAGTGATAATACTACTATAATTGCTATAAAAAATTGATTCATAGTTCTTCTATCCTATAATTGAGCCCTTCAGCTCCTCTGATTTCTACTGTTTCGCCACTAACTGTTTTGAATTTTAAGTATTTATCTTTTTTCGCAAAGAATTTCTCCACAATAAATTGCTGGTCATCGCCATCCCCGTATGTGGAGTTATAACTTACGATTAGTTTGTACCTAGTTCTAAAAAGATTTAAGAAATCTTCCCATAACTTAAGTACTGTGGTCTTTAGCTTAGACATGTTCCCAGATTGCGTCCTGAAATAATAAAGCTTCTGCTTCTCTCCTTCTAATAAGACCTTCAAGAACTTTGCCTCCTGCTTTATTCCATCTTTTTAGCTGATTGGGGACATCTGCGTAATCCTCTGCATTTAATCTCTTTAAAAGAGTTGAGGCTTTTAGATTGGCTGGACCTAGGTTGTATACCCATGATACTAGGGCGTCGAATTGATTTTGTGATAAAGGACACGTTACAAGGTCATTAATATAACCTTCGAATTCTATGAGTTCGTGTTTCAGCGCTTCATCAGCTTCTACTTCTGTCCACACATCTCCTTCTGAAACGCCTTTTGTATGTCCGTAACCTATAGTCCATACTCCAGCCGCACATTTATACGCCTCTAGTTCTAGTCCTTCAAATTTTTTGATTAGGGCTAAGCCCTCTGTTGATATATTCATAATTTCCTCTGTGTAAAAAGGGAGCCGAAACTCCCTCCATAACTTTACCCTTTGTTCGGTTGTTAAGTTAGTGTGCTGACTGTGTTTATCATGATTCCACCGAATGTTATCACTAATAAACTGTTCATAGTAGCATCACAGAACTTGCCATCTTCACAAATTAAAAGTCTTAATTTGTTTAATTGTCTCATTTTATGTCAAATACCTTTGGTTTTTTATCTTCGGGTATGACCTTTTCGAGTTCTATGCTAAGCAAGCCGTTTTCGAACTGTACTCCTTGGATTTCAATAAATTCACCCAACGAGAAAGTTCTTTTGAACATTTTTCCGCTTATACCTTTATGTAGATATTCTTCTTCATCTCCGCATGTTAGTTTATCCATGCCTTGAATAGTTAAGGTTCTCTTGTCTAAAGAAACTTCTATATTCTCTTTCATCCAGCCTGGCAACGCCATTTCTATTCTAAAGTAGTCATCACCGCGTGTTACTATATTATGTCGAGGATACGCTGTATCATCAACGGGGTTAAAAAATCTCTCATCAAAGCCGAGAAAGTGCTTATACATTATATTTTCTAATGTCATTTTATTACTCCTTTTCAGTAAGCTTGCATCTTGGTTAGTTGTTGCCCCTTTCGGTAGCGTTAGTTCCCATAGTTCTAAAACTGAATGTTCAAAGATGCAGAAAGAACCTGTTTTAATGAATGAACTATACCATCCCATATCCCATAGCCATATTCATAGCTACAAGATATATTATACTAAATTTTGAAGTTGATGTCAAGAATTATTTTTCGTCATCTTCTAGGGTTAGTAAGCCCTTATCTTCAAGAACATCTATTGTAAACTCAATAAAGTGATACTTGCAATAAAAGTATG